CGGAGTTTTGTCCAACCCATTTTCTCATGCCACTCCAGTTCTTGTCTTGTATCATATCAATCAACGGTGTAAGTTTCTCTTCACTAAGTGTTGTAAGTAGACCAGTATCTATCTCACCACCGACACCATAACGTTGGACTTCATTTAGACAACGTCTGAAGTCGGGAAAGAACTTAAGAATAAGTTCAACCAACACTTGGTCGTCATATTTGATTCCCTCATCCGTGCAAATCTCACAAAGTCTTTTGTGGAATTGTGCAGCAAGTGTCTGTTTGTCCTTTGGTGTCATTGTGAAGTCAATGACTGTTGTTCTTGAATGTAGTGGTGGAATGATTCTATTCTTGTAATTACAAGTGAATATAAATCTACAGTTTGAAGAGAACTCTTCAATGAAGTTACGTAGTGCTGGTTGAACACTATCTGCAGAAATGTAATCCGCTTCGTCAAGGATTACAACCTTCGGCCCACCACCGAGTGAAACTGTTGATGCAAAGTTTTTGATTTTGGTTCTAAGTGTATCAATCAATCTTCCTTCATCCGAACCATTGATAACGATAAAGTCTGCACCTAGTTCATTACATAGTGCTTTTGCAACTGTTGTTTTACCGATACCAGCAGAACCACATAACATGAGATTAGGAATCTCATTTTGTTTTACGAATTCTTTAAATGTGTCTTTAAGTCTTTGAGGAAGAATCGTGTCCTCAATAGTTTGAGGACGATACTTTTCTACGTATAAAAATTCTTGTTTCATAAGAGTAAACCCCCCACCGAGTTTACAGTGTTATCCACCCTATGATGAGTTAGGATAACTCCCGTGTATATTGCAGAGACTGGCACAATATTCACACTAAACGTATTTAGTTTAAACACCATACTTTGAGTCTGGCTCCAATGCAATAAAGTATTCAAGGTCGATATCTTTATTATTGAAATGAGAGATACCTTTACTTGATACTGACACTGTATAGTTTCCGTCTAGAACTTTAAGGTTCTCAATCTTGAAGTTCATGTTATAGACATTACCGTCACCTTCACCTACAATCCTTGAGAATGTATTAGAAGTTGTGTTCTTCTTATCAGTCACTTCGAGTGTGATAGTAGAACCATCTGATTTAAGAACTAAATCATTTACACCTAGAACACTTGCAGCCTTGTTGAGGTCATTAAGTAGTGTAGATGATAAGTCGAATGTAATTTCTGCATTCGGCATTGTAATCATTTTATCGGGTGCAACAACCATACCTTCACTTGCAAAGAAATAGTTCATTGCAGAATTACTATCGGTAATAGACAACGATGTATCGTTGAATTGAAAGTCGGGGTCTTCTAATAAAGAAGTCGCACCTAAGAATTCAGGCAGATTGTAGATACTGAAATCTTGAGGAAATTCCTCAGATACAGTTGCAACTGCAAGAATGTTTTTCATATTGGAAATCGTTTCCAATTTGTTTCCAGTTTTAACTCTGATTCCCGAGTTAATTGTTGAGAAGTTCTTTAGAACGTCCCTTGTATTATCACTTATTTTCATCACTTTTTAGTCTCCTGTTTATCGTGAACATGAAGCATGAATAGACCATAATGTAAAACCTTTAGAAGGTCTGCTCTATTCTTACCACCTTTTTTACCGTATCGTTGTGCATACTTCAATATGTTCCCGATACAAAAACCCTCACCATGTCCACTATCGATTATAAACTCAGTAGACTGGTATTTGTTTAAACTATAATGTTGGTCGTAAGTCTTGTCAATATAACTGGCGAACTCCTTTAAGAGTTCACCCTCGTTATACTTGTAATCAATACTTGTTTTCTTTTTACCAAACATATTAATCATTATACTCTGAAGACTCTGTTTCGTCAACAGGGTTTTCTGCATTTAAATCAACCCCAGCATCTATCTTAGAATAGAGGTCTAGAACTGCATTTCTAGTTTCTTCATCGAACCTTGAAATACACATTGTGATGGACTTGAGTTTGTCACCAAACATTTTGTATGCATTCACAATGTGAACAAGTCTTCTAGTCGTAATGACATCGTCAATCGCACCTTCGTAGAAAGTTTTTCTGATGATGTCTGCCCAGTCAACCAGTTTGGTTGTGAACTCTTTATCGACTTCACCAGTCAATGCCATTTCTTTTTCAAGAATTTTTCTCTCAGTTGTCACTGGTGGATATTCTTGTTGCATAGTAATCGCAAATCTCTCTAACATCGCCTCGTTCATGATTTGAGTTCCTATGAACTTTCCATCTTCTGAACCTTGACCTTTAGTGTTTGCAGTCGCAAGAATAGTGAAACCTTCTTTAGGTGACACCCACTCACCAGTTTTCTTGATTAGGTATCCTTTACCTTCAAGAACTGATTGTAAACACATAAGTTTGTTAGAACCCAAGTCGACTTCATCGAGAAGAAGGACAGCACCTTTTCTCATTGCTTTGACCACTGGGCCTTCTCTGTAAACAATGTTACCATTGACTAGAGTGTGACCACCCATCAAATCATCTTCATCAGTCTCGATGGTGATATTGACTCTGTAAAGTTCTCTCTTCAATTGAGCACAAACTTGTTCAATCATAAGAGTTTTACCATTACCACTCAGACCAGTAACGAATACTGGAAAGAAAATTTTAGATTTGATAATGTTCTTAACATCTTTGAAGTGTCCAAAAGGAACATAGTTCGACATCTTCTCAGGAATGATTTTGACATTATCTTCCATGACATTCACAACAGTCTCAGTCTTTGCCGCAACAGGCATGTTCTGAGTTGTTTGAACAGCAGGAATTGGTGCAGTAATTGGAACCACATTCTCAGGTTCATACCCACCATTATAACCACTAACAACAGCAGTCAAATTAAAGACTCCATTGTTTTTGAAATTATACCTTGCAGATTTTACCCAGTAAGGCATATGACCGATGTTATCGAAGTCTTCCTTCGTAAACTCGGTTTTGTTAGGATACGCTTTTGTCAACGTCTCCAAGAACTCCTTCCTATCAGGAGTGTAGTGAAAGTCCTTACCGTCAATGACGATGGACTCACTTCTGTCATAACTTCTTTTATCCATATTTTAGTCTCCTATAAAAGTTAATTTTCTC